TACAAATCTTACTATCCTTGATTTAAATTTAAAAGGAGATCGCTCATCTCTTCTAATGCTAAATTCGTAAAGAATAAAAAGTCCTAGTAATATAAAATAGTCAATCATACGATAACCTAAAGGGTGTTCGTATATTTCAAAACTAAAATTATTATTAATAGAGCTCTTAAGTTTATTAGTACCTACTAAAATAACTACGTTTTCTCTAGGCTCGTGTCTAGGCTCTTTCCTGTCAGTATATTTATTAGCGTTCTTATCCTCTAAGACTTGCTTATAGTAGCCTACCCAGTCTTGAGTTGGCTCTGGTGAAAACTGAGACTCCTTAATACAGTCTACTCTTACTTCGTACTGTAAAGGTGATACTAGGAAGTTACCACCCCACTCAGTATAGCTTAACGTCTCGAAATGTAGAGCTTCGTCTGCTACTACGTCGTAGCTAGTGTTTATTCCGTGCTTCTCAGCTGAGTGTAGAAAGTAATCCTCTACTTGTTGTAGCTCGTGTACAAATTCAGTCTTTCTTAAATGTCCTATACGCTCGTCCCTAACTCGGTCATTAAACATATCGCCTTTGCGGTGGTTTTTTACTACTTTACTCATTTTACGGGTAGCCTATGTAAAAGCTTTTTTGGGTTATTATTGTTGTTTGTATATTCGTATTATAAAGAGTGTTCCAGTAAGTGTTATAGCTTGTCTGCAACGTAAGTCTCTGTGTATTAAAAACAGTATCCCAGAAAGTTGTATACTGCGTAGTTGTACTTCTTGACGTATTAGTACCCCAGAAAGTATCATAATTGGTAACTTGACTAGTAAGCCAGTATGTATCGTAAGCTGTAAGCGTACCTCTAGTTGTATTAACTACCGTGTCAGTATTCCAGAAAGTAGCATAGTTAGCGTAGTAGGTAGACTTGCTAGTATCCCTAGTTGTTTGGGTTTGGTAGAACGTATCAAACGATGTGTTTCTAATTGTATCCCAGTAAGTATTAAAGGTAGTAGTTGTACTTCTGCTAGTCTGAGTATCCCAGTATGTATCATTAGACGTATTCCTCACTGTGTTAAAGTAAGAAGTGTACGCTGTAGTTGTATTTCTAGTTGTAGAAACTGTAGTATCTAAATTCCAGAATGTATTATACTGTGCGTAATATGTAGACTTGCTGGTAGCTCTGCTTTTTTGAGTATCCCAAAACGTACTGAAAGACGTAGTAGTATTTGTATTCCAGTAAGTATCGAACGCAGTATTTTTAGTCGTATCCCAGAATGTAGTATAGTTAGTCGTTGTACTCCTAGAGGTATTTACATTGGTATTTGTATTCCAATAAGTGTCGTAGTTTTTGAATGTCGACCTAACTGTAGTACGGCTGGTAGCCTCATCCCAGAAAGTGTTAGTACTCCTACTAGTATCGTGATATGTATCTACTAGGGTGTTTGTGTTCTTACTAGTACCCCTAGATGTGTTTGTGTTCCAGTATGAAGTATAAGAAGTAGTTGTACTTCTGCTGGTGTTGGTATTCCAATAGGTAGTATAAGATGTAGTCGTAGACCTAGAAGTCCCTCTAGAAGTCTGAGTACCCCAATACGTATTATAAGACGTGGTTGTATTCCAGTAAGTAGTGTACGAGGTTGTAGTCGACCTAGAAGTTCCAGTCGACCTACTTGTTCCTTGTGATGTTTCTACAACTGTAGCTCTGCTAGTTTGTGGCATATCTTATAGTCCTCCTCCTCCGTCGCAATTATATGTGAATGGTTGCCAAGTCCCAGTAGGGTTGTCCCAACGCTTGACAATACCTCCGTTGCTTGGTGTGTTATACCACCCAGTAATAGCTTTAGTAGTTAATGCTGACGTGGTGTAAATTGGGTTAGTGTAAAAAGGTGTTACTGAGTTAGTACTCCATACTGTATAGTTAGCTACAGCATAACATACGTTAGCTGCCGTGGTACTAGTTACACAGCTCTTAGAATAAGATGCAGTAGTATTCCAGTAGGTTAAGTACCCAGTATTCCAGTAAGTCGTATACGATGTAGTAGTGTTCCAGAATGTATTTGTAGATTTTGAAGTACCTTTCGATGTCTGAGTGTTCTTAGACGTACCTCTACTTGTGTTGGTATCCCAGTAGGTATTATAAGCAGTTGTAGTGCTCTTAGAAGTTCCTCTACTGGTTTGTGTAGCCCAATAAGTATTAGTGCTCTTAGAAGTGCCCCTAGACGTTTGTGTAGCCCAGTATGTATTATAACTAGTTACCGTAGACCTCAACGATTGGTAATTTGTCTGGTAAGTTGTCGTAGTACTTCTAGACTTCTCAGTATCCCAGAAAGTATTATAGATGGTATTTAAGTTTCCGCTAGTACCTCTACTAGTCTGCGTAGCTCTTAAAGTATTCCAGTAAGTCGTAGTGCTTTTGTTTGTCCCTTGTGATGTTTCTACATTGGTGTCTCTGTTTGTTCCTCGAGAAGTTTGTGTAGCTGTAAGCTTGCTGGTAACTCTAGAGGTTTCTGCGTCCCAGTAAGTATCGTAATTTGTAATTAAATTTCCATTTGTAACTCTACCGTACTGAGTATTTCTTAAGGTATCCCAATACGTAGCTGTAGAACGAGTAGTACCTTGTGATGTTTGCCAGAATGTATCATAGCTAGTATTTCTACTAGTTGAAGTATTCCAGAATGTATCCGTAGCTCTACTTGTAGCTGTAGAAGTTTCTACTGTAGTGTCTTGGTTAGTACTTCTAGACTCTGTAGTATCCCAGAATGTAGCGTAGTTTGTGATTAGGTTTCCGTTTGTGTTTTTAGCTGTAAGAGTTTGTCTTATAGTATCCCAGTATGTAGCAGTGGTTTTAGAAGTACCTTGTGAGGTATTCCAGAAAGTTGTTTTAGAAGTTCCGCTAGATGTTTGAGTAGCCCAGTAAGTATCGGTGCTATGAGACGTACTTCTATTAGTTCCAAGAGTAGTACTCCAATAGGTTGCACCGTATACGTTAGTATTGCGTAGCGTCTGCACTGCTACGTTTGTGTTTGTTGTAAACGTCGTAGCAACGTCCCATACGTTGATATGTGCGAACCCTATTAACCTCATCTGTTATTTAAAGTCTCCTACGTAGTTAATGAAAACCTGTGTAGAAGAATATACGTAATAAGAAATAATTGAAACAGCCCCACTTGTAGTTACCCAGTCAATAGACAATCCTAGAGGAGTCTTAGCTGCTGTAGGCAAAGAAGATGGGCTTGTAGCTGCTGTATTATTTATAACGATATTACCAGCTTTACCTTCTTGTCCAGTTAAGTTAGAGAAAGTAAAAGCCCAAGTTCCAGAGACGTCAGCGTGGTAATTGTAAACTGGCTCTGAGAAATCAATATCTACAGTTGTGCCACTTTGTACTACGTCAACCTTGTCTCTAATATCAATAAGACCGTCAGCTGTAATATCACCCTCTAAGTGCATATTACCAGAAGAGTCAATATGAAGCCCCAAACCGCCTCCTAGACCGTCTGTAAGCTCCTTACTACTTGCCGATATGGTATTGTTGTCTACAAGCTTAATAAGAGCTTTAAACGTGCTCGCTATAGTATTCCCGCTTAAACTTGCCATATCCTAGATGTGCCACCCTCCGAATGGATTTTTACGAATTGGGTTTAAATCTTCTTCGGTGTTAGATAGGTATTCTGGGTATAGCTCTGAATTGTGCTCTAAGTACTGTCTAAGACGCTCAGCGTAGAATTGTGCAGTGTCTCTAGAGCTTTCTTTCATTAGTACCATATCATCCTTGTTGATACCCTCAGACTGCTCAGCAGTGTGCTTGAAGATACCCTTGTTAGATACTGAGTACATAGCGAAAGGAATGAACTCTACAAAAGCGTACTGTGCTAACACTGGCTTAACTAGGTCTACTACTTTTTGGTAGTTAGCGTCTAGTCCAGCTCCAGCTATGTCAGCCTGTAACTTCTCTAGTAGGTCAGTCCCTAATAGTTGTTGGATATGAATGTCTTGAGCTATTTCGATATACTGAATGATTTTGTCAGTGTCGATATTCCCACTTAAGGGAGTGTATCTTATTAGCTCTTTACGTCCGATTAGTAATACTTTAGCCATTTGTTAATTATTTTCTAAAATAGTTTGGATGGTGACCTTTGTCAGCTCTGTCAATTTGAGCCTCAGCCACTCGTTTGTCATTTTTCCATTTACCTCTTTTTGGGTCGAAGCCGTAAGCTTTCTTAGCTTGTCCTACTGTAAACCTCTTAACTCCGTTCATAGCTCCACCGCCCCAAGCAGTACCGTCTGACTTCTTACGCTTAACATAGATACGTCTTTCCCATACGTGAGTACAGTTAACGCCTCCTTTGTGTTTCCAGATAGAATACGGCTGCTGGTTATGACCTAGCTCTTTGTTTAATCCATCTTTCTCCATTTGTAAGATATCCTCTTTACGGTATACTCGCTTAGCTCTTTCCATAGCTCTACAGAAACCTCTTTTAGAGCCAGCTCCTTGCTTACCGTATGCCTTAGAACCTTCTACGTATGCGTAGCGTACTTTCACCCATTTGGTATCTTGTACAGAGTCCTTAGCTGGGTTAGCGTCGTTAACTCCTAAAGCGTGAGCTGCAAGAGCTACTTCTTGGTTTAATAGAGTTTCCCAGTCCTCATCTTCGCCTTCTTTCTCGTCTACAATAGAAGCTACAAGCTCCCACTCTTCACCGTCGACTTCTTCACCTTTTTTAGAGAGGTAGGTAAGGTAGTCAATCTGTTCCTCTGTCTTAAAATTTGCAGATAAGTTAGTGTCTTTATCTTCTTCTTTCTCTGCGTCCTTTACGTCCTTAGCTTCTTCGTCTTTCATTTCGTCACCTTCTTGGTTCTCACTAGTGAACTCAATAGGCTGAGCTGTAATAATCATAAGCTCTGGAACGTCTCCGTTAACCTCTAGGATTTCTTCTAAAGCCTCTAGGATTTCGTCTTGGTATAGTTCGATAACTGTAGACTGGAATAACTGAGCTGAGCTTTCTAACTCGTCTGCGTTGTTTCCGAAACCTTTACCACCGTCTTTAATTCCTAAAAGAAGTGGGCTAGTAATTCTGTGACCTACTAAGATTTTGTTTCTAGCTTCGTCAGCTAAGTACTCGTAGTGCTCTGGTGCATCGTTAAGAGTAATATCTTCTACTGTAGTTTTGTTGTCAGAATTGTCGTTAAAAGCTACGATAAGCTTCTGACCTTTAGAACCAGTAAGTTTAGATTTAACGTCTCTTGTAATTAAGTCCCTCTGCTCAGCATCTGGAACTCCGTTATTGAAGTTGATAACCTTAGTACCACTGAAAGAGTTTTTAACCTCGTTAAGTAGGTAGTCAGCGATTTCGTCTTCCATTTCAGCGTAAGGTAAAGCTCCGCTGTAGTCTACTGGTGAGAAATAAGTAAATCCAGAAATATAAGGCTTGATAACAAATAACTCGATTTCCTCTGTAGAGTTTCCGAAAGTAGGAATACGCTTAAGTGAGTCGTTTGGTTTCTTGTTAGCCCAGTCTGGGTGATAGTAGTAAGCCTCGATAACCCCCTCGTCGTTACACTTCTCTGGTCTTAGAGTGTGTATAGGGAAATGTTTAATCTTAACTACCTTTCTTTTGTTGCCAGCTTTGTTATAGATAACCTGCATAGCAGCTTGT